CCTGTCCGTCAACCTCGCCGACTCGCTGAAGGCGTCGGCTGTCGCTGGCGGTCTCTCCCTCGTCAAGTCGATCGCGGCGGCTCGTGGCCCGATCGGTGACGACTCCGCTTCCGCTGTTCGTCTGGACGGCTGACGGTCATGGGGAGGGCGTACACCGGCTGGGATGGTGACGCGAAGGGTCGTCGTCCCGGCACCGAGAAACTGATTCAGTTGATCGCCCAGCACACCGGCAAGGCGTTGTGGAATAACGGCTCGTGGGGAGTCAGAGCGAAGCGCGGCAAGTCGTCGCCCAGCGTCCACGGAACGGGCAGGGCGTTCGACATGAGTTGGCGCAAGATGGAGAACCGTGGCTCCGGCAGGTACGACGACGCGCATCGCGTCATGGAGTTCCTGACCCGTCCCGACGTCGCCGACGCGCTCGGCATCGAGGCGGTGTTCGACTACTGGAATCACTACGGGCCGCACGGTCGCGGCTACAAGTGTGACCGTGGCGCGTGGCAGGTGTACGACAAGAAGGCGTTCTCCGGTGTTCCCGGGGACTGGATCCATGTCGAGGTCAGTCCCGCGCTCGCGGATGACCCGAACGCGGTGAATCACTACTTCCTCCACTTCTGGAATCTGTACGAGGGCGGAGCGGCACCCGCCGCACCCGCACCCGCACCCGCGCCCGCGCCTGCCCCGGCTCCGGCACCCGCTCCGAAGCCTGCCGCGAAGGTTGAGGTCGTCTCGACGTCATGGTCGGGTCGCTCAATGCGGAAGGGTTCACGCGGCGATCGTGTCAAGGTCGTCCAGAAGGCGCTGAACGACGCCGGGTTCCCGTGCGGCAAGGCGGACGGCAAGTACGGTCCCGTCACCGAGGGCGCTGTCAAGGCGTTCCAGCAGGCTCATCCTGAGTGCGGTCCTGTCGACGGGATCGTCGGCAAGATGACATGGGCGGTACTGGTCGGCTGATGGAGTTCCGCGAACGCACCATGTACGTCCTCGCGGTCGGCGTGATGGCCTCGATCATTCTCGCCATCATCGGCGATTACGTCGTCGCATCGTTCGAGACCTTCGAGACCGGGGAACCGGTCGACGTTTCGTCGGACGTAATGACGCTGGTTCAGACCGCGCTCGGCGGTGTCATCGGAATCCTCGGAGGGTACTTCGGCGCTAAGGGCAGTCGCCGCGACGACGACTGAGTCGTGCGCCGGTTCCTGTCTGCTCTGGCTCGGACGTTCTACGTCTCGATCCTGACGCTCGCGTGGTTCGCGCCCGGTGTCGCGCAGGCCGCGTCATACACCGTGTCCGCCGAGTCGGACTTCTACTTCACGGTCACCGACACGACGTCGACGATCATCTACGGAAACTCGAACGCAGGCTGTTCGGAGTTCTCCACGGACCCGTACCTGTGGCTGTACGACTCGACCGGCGGGCTGGTCGCGCAGGACGACGACGGGAACCACAACTCGACCGACCAATGCGTGTCAGCGAAGATCGCGACGACCCTCAACGCAGGCGACTACCGGCTCCGCGCCGGATACTGCTGTAATCAACGCGGCGTCGGCGTGAACCCCTACAACGGGGCGACCTATGAACTCGTCATAGACTTCACCGCATGGCAGGACACGACGACGACGACGGGCGCTACTACGTCGACCTCGACGACGTCATCATCCACGACGACGGAACCGTCCACCTCGACAACGACGAGCACGAGCACCACTTCCACCTCGTCGACGACGACGACAACGACGGTTGTCGCGACGACGACCTCGACCTCGACGACCTCAACGACTACGCCGAGCACGACGACAACGTCGCCGCCTTCTTCGCCAACTACCGTCGACGTTTCCTCGACCACCTCGACGACAACATCTACGGTCGCGGTCCCGGTAGTTGAGCCTCCGCTCGTCGCCGCTCCAAGCGGACAGCCCGCCGCGCCGCCGGAAACGGCTCCGCCTCAGACGACGCCACCGACGTCCCCGCCGACGACCGTCACACCGACGACAACTCTCCCGCCGACCACGACAACGGTAACGCCGACCACGACGACGGTGACGTCAACCCTGCCGCCGACGACCACGCAGGCACCGACGACCACCGTCCTGCCGACGACGACAGCGGCACCGACGACCACGATCCGGGCGACGACCTCCACAAGCCCCGCCACGACCACGACAGCGGCACCCGGCACCACCGGGCCGACCAGCACCGTTCGCGTCTCTACGACGCTTCTAGGGCCGTCTCCGACGACCACCGTGAAGCCCCCGCCCGCAACCGACGCGCCGAGGCTCGCCGCGGAACAGATCGCCGAGATCGACGACCCCGAGGTACGACAAGCGGTCACGCAGATCGTCGCCGCTCCGGAGGAGATCACCGTCGAGGAGGCCCGCTCGATCTTCGAGGTGATCGACGTCCTCGAACCCGACACCCTCGCAGTCGTCGTCGACGCGCTGTCCGAGGCGGCACCGGAGGTCAAGGCCGAGTTCGAGGAGGCGGTGAACATCTACGCGGGAGACTTCGACGCTTACGTTCCGTCTGGCTCCAACGTGACCGTCGCTCAGCGCCGTACCATCGTCGTCGTGACAGCGGCGACCGCGTCGCCACTGTCGCCACTCGCGCCCGCATCCGTCAGACGCCGAAGGTAGCCCGTAACGTGAAACTCATCCGGTATGTAACCGAGCAGGCGTGGACGCTCGCCGGAACCGGCCTAGTTCTGATCACGTTGAGCGGGTCAACACGTACGATCGGGATATGGCTTTCCGTGATCGCAACCGTCCTCCACTTCGCGTCGTATCTGCTACCCGAGGAGTCCGACTGATGTTCAAGAACGTGACGCTTCGCATCGGTGCGGTGTTCGCCTACTCTGCGATGGCGATCATCGGCGGCTCGTCGATCGTCGGCGGCATCCCCGTCTGGAAGGCGGCGGTGCTCGCCGGTATCTCCGCGACCGCGCAAGTGATCGAACGACTCGCCCGCGCCTACGCCGACGACGGACACCTCGACCTCGACGAAATAAACGAGGCGTTCACAGGTCACCGGATCGACAGCGCCGAGTGACATGGAAGCGGTTGTCGTCCCCATCGTCGTCGCCCTGATCGGCGGACCGATGATGTGGCTCCTGCGACGACTCGAACGATCGAACACCGTTCAGCATGACGCGAACATGCGCGAACTGAGCCGGGTCGCCCGGTCGGTGGAACGGGTCGACGAGAAGATGGATCGGCTCGATCAGCGGATCGACGCTCACCTCGAATGGCACGTGGACAGCGACTGGAAAGATCGTGTCCGTGGCCGTCGAGGTACCGCCTGAAGTTCTCTGCGACATCTGGTGTCCGGAGTGCGAGGTCGAGTGGGTGTCGGACGCACTCCCCGGCTGTTGGATCTGTGGCAAGGTAGGGGAGCGGTACTCCGGTCGGAACATGCTTGAGGAGCAGGCTGACGCCCGCATACGGCAAGCGTTGACGATTAGGGAATCCCTGAGAGGCGCATAAACACTAGGTCTCCGACCCCTATCCGAAATGTTTCGCGGTATGAGTTGCGGACCGGGTGTGGCTCGTGTAAGGTTGTCCTCGTGGGAGAGAGAGGAGACACCATGACCATCAAGTTCCGTCAGATCGCTCCCGGTCTCTACGGGACCGGCATCCACCGTCACGACGGCTACGACGCCGAGTGCTGGTACGGATGCGACGAGCACGACGTCGAGGTCGTGATCGACCACTTCACCGACGAGGGTCGCGGCTGGAACATCCGCTACCTGTGCGCGTGCGGCTTACTGACCGCGTCGCTCGGCGCGTGGTACCGGACGCTCCGCGAGGCGAAGGAGTTCATCGTCGAAAGGCCCGAGTTGGCATGACGAAGATTCACGGCTGGCTCAAGACGAACGTCTCCGGTTCCGCCTACCGCTCGAAGTCGGACCCCGACGTGTTCCTGTATCGGGCGTCCGGCGAGTGGCGGATCAAGCGGCTCGGAGACCCAACAGTTCTCGCGTCCGGCTCAACCCGGGCGGACGCGATCGCCGAATACACGAAGGAGGAAACGGCATGACCCACCCACACGCTGACGAGATCGTCGCCGCGATCCGCGCTCACGAGAAGATCGGTCGCGGTTCGTGCTCGCCGGTCGACGAGTGTTACAGCGACGACGAACTGGTCGAGGCGTTCGGTTTCGGACGCACCGACAAACCGTTGACCGTTCGCGGCGCGGTCCGCAAAGCGATCTGGTATCACGACCTGTGGGCCGACCGGATGGCTGACATGGAAGGGTTCGCGTCATGGTGATGCGCCGCGGACTCGTCGTCGAGACCGTCGCACCGAACGGCAAGGTCTACCGGTACACCGTGACCCGAACCGCGGGAAACATCGCATGGATCGCTCCGCACGCGAAACGGCTCGGAACTCCGGACAGCCTGTCGATTCACCGCCGCTGGTGGGACCGTTACACGGAGGTCAACTGATGCGCCGCCCGCCCGACGTCAACCCTGCCGAGTTCGACGCGGCGATGCGACCCGAGGCCGGAGACCCGTGGGAACCGGTTCCGCACGACACCGGCTGGTGGGTCATGTCACGCCAGTTCGGATGGCTCGGTCCGTCCTCATCAAGTCACGGGGCGATCGCCCGCGCCGAACGGTCCGGCTACGTCGACGACTGGCAGATCGTCATGATCGTGACGCTGACCGCACCACCGGACGGCTCGCCGTTCTAACCATCACACCCGACGACTAGCGTCGTCTCCACCAACTAACCAACCCTGAGGAGGTACCCGTGAGTCACGAACTCGCAACCGTCAACACCGTCGGATCGTTCGACCTGATGCTGAAACAGGCCGACATCCTCGCGCAGTCGCGCATCATCCCCGCCGCATACCGGAACAGATCCGCGGACGTCGTCGCCGCCGGACTCGCCGGACAAGCGTTCGGCTGGGACCTGATGACGTCACTCCGCAACTACCACGTCATCGAGGGGACCGCGTCCCTGCGTCCTGAGGCGATGCTCGGACTGGTGCGTCGTGCCGGTCACTCCGTCACCCTCACGATCGAGAACGGAAACGACGGACGGCAGGCTGTCGCCCACGGCAAGCGCGCGGACACCGGTGACGAGCACACCGCGACGTTCTCACAGACCGACGCCGCCCGCGCCGGACTCGCGAAAAAGAAGAACTGGGAGCAGTATCTCGACTCGATGTTGACATGGCGTGCCGTGTCCGCGCTGTGTCGCGTGCTGTTCCCCGACGTCGTGCTCGGAGCCGGGTACGTCCCGGAGGAGATCGGCGGCGACGTCGACTCGACCGGCGCACCGTTGGAGGACGACCCGTTCACCGACCCGACCCTGCCAATCGCCGAGGCGAAACGCCGCGTCCTCGCCGCCTGTGACGGCGACAAGGAAATGGCTCGGCAGGTGTGGGGCGACTACCTCGCGGAGCACGGCGAGGACCTGCGTGAGTCCGCGATCCTCGACCTTGTCGACCGGTTACTCGGCGACGGAATCGAGGACGCCATCGTCGTCGAGGACGGCGTAACGATCCCTCAACGGGTCGAGACGATCGAGACCGAGAAGTCGGTGCTGATCCTCGAATCGTTGCTGGACGAGTTCCCCGGCTCGACCGTCAAGGAGTAGAGCGACGGGTGGCGGGCCGACCAACCAGCGGCCCGCCACCCTCGCACCGAGGCGGAGGCAACCTCGGCACTCGGACAGTATCAGCATCATTCCCGACGGCATCTGCGCGATCGCGATATGGTGCGGCGAAACGTAATCGCCCGGGCGACGGCACCACTCCGTCCCCGGGCATGGAACGACCCTCAGGAGGTCGAACAAGTGAACAGTAACAGTCCGGTGTCACAACGTCCCCGCATGACGGGACGGTGACCGTGAGCAAATATGTCCGAGTGATGCGTTCGATCTGGACCGATCCCGACTGGCTGGCGCTCCCGTCCCGGTCGAAGATGATCTACCTCCAACTGATCTCACAGGCCAACATCTCGAAGGCCGGTGTTCTCCCGACGGTGCCGAAACGGTGGGCTTCGATGTATCCGGACCTCGACGTCGACGACGTGCTCGCGGCGATCGGCGACCTCGAATCCGCCGGGTTCGTGCTCGTCGACGACGACACCGAGGAACTTCTTGTCCGGACTTACATGAGGTACGACGAGATGTATGCGCAACCGAACGGGCGTAAGGCGATCAGCGCGGCGGTCGACGAGATCGTCTCCGGGACCCTTCGCGAAACCGTCGTCGAGGAGTTGGCGGAACTCACCGGAGAGGGTTCCGGAAACCCTTCCCGAAACCCCTCCGGAAAGGGTTCCGGTAACCCTTCCGGAAAGGGTTCCCTCACCCCTAGAACCCGGAACCTAGAACCCGGAACCCGTAACCATGAACCCTCAACCGACGTCGACGTCGTCGACGGGTTCGACGACTTCTGGCGCACCTACCCGCGCAAGACCGGGAAGGCTCAGGCGGTCAAGGCATGGAACAAACTGAAACCCGACGACCATCAGCAGGCGATCGGCATCCTCCCCGATCACGTCGCCTACTGGCATCGTGTCGGCACCGCCACCCAGTTCATTCCGCATCCGGCGACATGGCTGAACGGTCGCCGATGGGAGGACGAGTTACCATCCGAGAAACAGACAACCGCCCGACGTGAGGCTCCCGGCATGGGTGCGCTCCGCCGACTGATGGAGGAAACACAGCATGGAACGTGACAAAGCGATCACGCTCGTCGGCTACCTCGTCGCCGCTACGACCGGCTGGAACGACGACAGCGTCCTCGTCTACACCGCCGAGATCGAGAAACTGTCGCGACCCGACGTCGCAAAGGTCGCGATACAGCATCTCGCGACGACATGGTCCGAGGCTCGCCGCCCACCGATCGCCGAGGTCCTCGACGTGTACCGGCGCGAACTCGCACGAGTACAGGAGTCGCCGCGTGGAATCGGACCGGGGAAACCTGCCGAGTTCGTGCGTGGCGTCGAGATCGCTCGACAGGCGTATGAAAGCGAACGGCGTCGCCTCGGGAAACCGATCAACAGCAAGATGTTCGACCGGTGGATGGCGACGATCGCGCCGACCCGATGAAACGCTCCGGACCGCTCCGCCGCGGAACACCGCTGAAACGTGGACCGGGACCGACCCGAAAGACAAGACTGTCTCCGATGTCACCGAAACGCCGCGAGGTCTCCCACCGTCGACGCGAGTTCGTCGCCGACGTCCTGTCGCACCGGACCCGATGCGAGGCGGGCGCGTTGATCCGGTCCGCCGAATCCGATCACCGATGCTTCGGATACTCGACCGACGTTCACGAGGTCCTGACCCGGGCGCGCGGCGGCGACATCCTCGACCCGGACAACGTGCGCGCCATCTGCCGCCGATGCCACGACTGGATTCACGATCATCCGAAGGTCGCGCTCGACCTCGGACTGTTGGCGATCCACGAGGCCGACGATGCCGAATGATGGCATCTGGCAACTGTTGGACAGCGAACGTCCGTGGACCGCGAACGCTGAACGCCGCTGGCATCATTACAAGCGAGCACAAGTGGTCCGTGACGCCCGAGCACGCTGGGCGTGGCACGCGCTCGCGGCTCGCATCCCGCGACTGGAACAGATCACCGTCGACGCTCAACCGCTCGCAAAGGATCGCCGCTGGCGACCGGACGTCGCCGCGTGCTACCCGGCGGTCAAGGCCGCGATCGACGGACTGGTAGACGCTCGTGTCATCGAGGACGACGACGACCGGCATGTCGTCGCGCTCCGGTTCCTGCCGGTGGTGATCGGCGAGGGCGACGGTCTCCGAATCACCGTCACCGACGTCTCAAACTGACCTCGAAAAAAACCCGGAAAGATTCCCCTAATAGGGTTGTGTCCCGGTTGCGACTCGTGTAAGGTTGTCCTCGTGGGAGAGATCAACGAGAGAGGAGTTCCCATGAGCCATTCAGTTATCGAGACGATGATCCGTCACATCGGTCGCGGCGACCTGCTCGCCACCTCCGGCGGACGGTACACCTACGACGCCGAAGCCGGTGTCGTCGTTCTTCCCGTCGCGAGCGGGTACTCGGTCCGCGTGACCTACTGCGCGGTTCCCGACCTGTACCGGGTCGAGCGGGTCTACCGGCGCGGCTTGAAGGAGTGGGTGAAGGGGTGCGCTGAGGGCGTCTACGCCGAGGACCTCGGTGAGATGGTCTACCGGGCCGGATGCTTCCGTGACGCTTGGGCCGCGGGAGGTGCGGCATGAGCGCCTCGGTCACGACCCGCGCCCGGGCAACCGGGACGCTGGTCACGATCTGCGCGGGCGACGATCTCCCGTGGATGCTGATCTGCGAGGAGCACGGCGGCTGTTGCGAGGTCCACACGAAGCGCGAGGCGCTGTGGCATCGCTCCGCTCCTGACGAGTGGTGCGAATGGTGTATGGGAAACGAAACGGAGGTCATCTGATGAGCGTCTGGCACGACCCCGCCGACATCGTTCCGGCTTTCGGATCGCTCGTCCGAATGAACCTGCCCGGACCGGCAGACGACCACAGCATCGGGATGATCGTCGACACGACCGACACCGAGTGGACCTTCCGCAAGTTGAGCCGCGACGAGCGGAGCCTCAACAAGCGCCGGAGCATCATCCGCACCCGGAACATCGCGGCATGGCGATTCCTGTCGGACTTCGAGCACAAGTTGGGGGACGAGTCGTGAACCGCGGCATCGTGAGTTACTGCGACAACTGTCTCGTCGAGACCCCGTCGCACCAACTGGCATACCTCGACCTCGGAGGCCACTCCGACACTCGGAGCGTGTTCGCGCCGCGATGGGTCGACGCTTGCGCCACCTGCGTCCCGACGTTGGAGGAGCGAGGGTACACGCTGGAAGCGGAGTCCTGCCCGATCTGCGAGGGGTGCGAGTCGTGAGCGCCTACCGGATCATCGAGATCATCTGCGACCTGTGTGGCAATGGCGAAGGTGAGGATGCGTCGAACACGACGATCACCGAATTGCGTCGCCGACTCCGCGACGAGGAAGGCTGGGTCCGTTCGGACGGCGAGGACATCTGCGCGGCATGTCGCCGGGAACAGATTCGGAACGTCTGTGCGATCCTCGACCGCGTGCTTCACCCGTCACAAGGAGCGACGTCGTGAGGCTGGTCGACTGCGACATTCACGTCGACCGGCATCCGCACCCGTCCGCCGGAGGCACCCTGTCCGGCGCGCTCCTCGCCACACTCGACGACGCCGGACTGACCCCGATGCTCGACGAGGACGGCTGTATCGTCAAGTTCGCTGAGGCGACGTTCGACGAGTTACCGGTGAAAGCGTTCACCGCGCTCGCTGATTCCGGGCTGGTGCGTCCGGGTTCGTGGGTCCGGTTCGACTCCGGCGAGTTCACGTTCCGAGTCATCTTCCGAGACCGACATCTTCTCGTCCTCGATCACGAGGGCCGCAACTAACCCCCCTATTGGAGGAACAACATGACAGTCCATTGGACTATCGAAAAGGTCGACGCGCCCGGTGGCGCGTGGATCGTTACTCGGTCCGTTACCGAGACCGAGCACGAAACCAGCGAGACCGACGGCGTCGAGGTCACCTCGTCGTATGAGCGTCTCGTGTCGCGATCAACCTCGGCGTACACCACGCTGGCGCACGCCCGACGGTCGATCGTCGACGAACTCAACCTGTCGAAGCGTGTTCGCATGACGAAGCACTCCGACACCCGTTTCACATACAAGCACACCGAACAGCCGTTCTGAGGAGGAACGAATGACCAACCGTAAGACATCGAAGCGGGCGACGTCCCGCCGCACTCCGACCGTTCACGTCCCGTCGAACGCTGTCGCGATCCTTCAGGTCCTCGAACCGAAGGAGCGTCGCATCATGTCGCTCCGCTGGGGCATCGAGGGCGGACGTCCACTTCACCAGACGGAGATCGCAAGGATCGTCGGCGTGAACCACTCGACGGTGTCCCGCACCGAGAAGGCTGTCCGGGAACGCATCGAGGAACTCACCCCGTCGCAACTGAACGTGCTGGTCGAGGCTCAGGAGACACGCAGAGAGACGGACATGATCGAGTCGTTGACCGAGCAGGTTCAGAATCTCATGCGCGAGTTTCAGAAGTTGGAGACCCGGCTGATGGCTGAAATCACCCGAGTCGAGAACCGAATCAGTCCGTCCGATCCGCCTGCCGCTCCGAAGCGTGTCGGACTGTTCCGCCGAGGAAAGTGACGATGAGCGCCACGACGCTCAACCGGCAGGAACAACTGGTCCGCGATCTAGAACAAGCGCACATCTCCCGGTCGTACGGCGCACCTGACGCGACATACACGCTGTTCGGTGTGGCGGCGACCGAGATACGCGAACTCCTGCTCCACATCTCGCGACTGAACGAGGCACTCATCGAGGCCCGCGCCGAGATCAAGCGACAGGAGGCGATGATCCGTGACCTCCGAGGATGACATCGTGCGACGACTCCGGAATCCGGACCCGCTCGACGGCCTGTATTCGCTGTGCCGTCGGGCGGCGACGGAGATCGAAACACTCCGCGACCGTCGCCTGACGTTCGAGGAATGGTACGACGCCGGGATCGACAACAACTGGGTTCTGCCGTTCTGCGCTGAGCACGGCTCGGTGCCGCTCGTCTCCGAGGAGGAAGCGGACCGGATCGACGCCGGTGACGACCCGTGCCTCCCCGCGTTCAGACTGTGGAACGGCGTATGACTGCCAGATCGGAACTGTCCCCACTCGACCACCGGATGTTCGCGCTTGCGAAGGCACGCGGACAGGTGAGGGTCACTCACGGCGACCGGGTGCGTCTCGCCACCCTGATCGCGTGGAGACCGCGCGACAACCGTGGTGTCCGCACGAACAAGGCGCGCGTCGAGTTCCCGACCGGCACCCGAGCAACGATCCCGCTCGCCGAGATCGACACCGATACTGTCGTGATACCGTGACATCACGACATCGGGGATGACATGGCGTCGACGGTCGGCTAAGGCCGAAGCGCACCGACCGGAACCGGGTTCGACTCCCGGCATCTCCACTACTGGCGGCGGCGACGTTTCTCGTCGAACCTTTGCCGTTCGGTCATTCCGCCCCACACTCCCCAATGCTGATGATTCGCGAGCGCGTATTCGAGACAGTTGTCACGCACCGGACAGCGGGCGCATATCTCTAACGCCCGTGTCGGTCGCCGTCCGGACGGCGGAAAGAAGAACTCCAACGGTTCACCGCGGCACGCGCCACGCTTGATCCACGGACCCGGCGCAGGTGGCGGGGTCGGCAGGTCATACACGACGCCGCAGGGTACACGGTCCGACGGTCGCCTGCTGAAACTCGTCGCGGGTCGCACTATGCTTCGCCGCCATGTCGGAGGAACGCATCGCACGAGTAGCGGTGGACGACCTGATCGTTCACCCGGACAACCCGCGTCAAGGGGACCTCGGCGCGATCATCACGTCAATCAAGAAGAACGGCTGGTATGGGACGGTCGTCGCTCAACGCTCGACCGGTCATGTCCTCGCCGGTAATCACCGCCTGATGGCGGCTCAACATCTGAAACTGGAAACGGTCCCGGTGTATTGGGTCGACGTCGACGACGCCACCGCGCGCCGCATCCTGCTGGCGGACAACCGGACCGCGGAACTCGCCACCTACGACAACGACCAACTTGTCGACCTGTTGACACGGCACGCGAACGCGAACGACCTGATCGGCACCGGCTGGGATCACGACGACGTCGAGGACCTCATCCGTCAACTGGAATACGACGACAAACCGCTCGACGACGTACTGAACCCGCCGGACGACGCGACGACGTTCCCGCGTGACGTCAAGTCGCCCGTCTACACGGCAACCGGTGAATGTCCCCCGGTCGACGACCTGTACGACCGCACCCGCACCGACGAACTCGTCTCCGAGATCAACGCCCGCGACGACCTGCCGGACGACATCGCCAGATTCTTGCGCTCCGCGGCGGAACGTCACACCGAGTTCCGGTTCGATCGGATCGCCGAGTTCTACTGTCACGCCGACGCCGAAACACAAGACCTATTCGAGAGATCAGCGCTCGTCATCATCGACTTCAACCGTGCCGTCGAACTCGGCTTCGTCGAACTCCGCGAGGAACTGAAACGCCTCTACACCGGGGAGTACGGTCCCGGTGAATGAGGACACAGTCTGTGTCTACGTGATCTCGAACCGTCGACCCGACGAGGTCGACACGATCGACGACGCACTCCGGCACTCCTTTTACAGCGGACCGTGGTACATAGTGCTCGACGATGAGGACCCGACCCGCGAACAATACGAAGCGAAATACGGGACGGAACGCATCGTCGTGTTCCCGAAACAAGAGACGATCGACAGTTTCGACATCGGCGACAACTTCGGGATGTCCGGATCGTGCGTGCCGCGCGCCGCCCTGTGGAACATCGCACGCGAGCACGGCTACCGCTACTTCCTCGTGCTCGACGACGACTACCGGTATTTCGACTGGAGGTTCGACGCCGACGGTGTCCCCGTCTACGGGCGACAGGAGATGCTCAAGAACTTCGACGATCTCCTCGCCGCGATGCTCCGCTGGTATCGGACACTCCCGCCCGAGGTCGTCACCATCTCAATCCTTCAACTCGGCGAACTCATCGGAGGTTTCAAGAACTCGGTGGTCGACGCGATCAAGGTGAAACGGAAAGCGATGAACTTCTTCCTCTGCGACGTGGAGCGACCGTTCACGTTCCCGGGCCGACTGAATGAGGACGTCAACGCCTACACCGAGGTACAGCGCCGCGGCAAAGTGATGATGACGATCAACAATGTCGCCCTGTGGCCGCGCCCCACCGCCCGCACCAAAGGCGGACTTACCGAGGACTACATCGAACAAGGGACCTACACGAAGTCGTTCTACTCGGTGATGAGATGTCCGTCCGGTGTCAAAGTTTCGATGCTGGTAGACAGAAACGTCAACCCGCGAATCCATCACAAAGTCAACTACAAGCGGGTCGCACCCGAGATCGTTCCAGAGCGATACAGGAGGACATTATGAGAGTCGGCGTCACCGGCGGGCAAGGTTTCATCGGCAAATGGACCGTCGAGAATCTCCTCGATCACGGACATGACGTCCTGATCCTCGACCACAAGCGGCGACGTCACTACGTCGACGAACCGCGAGTCGACTACCTGTGGGGAGATGTCCGCGATGACATCGCGATGCTGGAACTCGCCGCGCACGTCGACGGCATCATCCACCTCGCCGCTGTCCTCGGAACCCAAGAAACGATCGCCGACCCGCGCCCCGCCGCGATCACGAACCTACAGGGCGGACTCAACTTTCTTCACGCGATCCACCGATACGACCTGCCCGGTGTCTACATCGGCGTCGGGAACCATTGGATGAACAACCCGTACAGCATCTCCAAGACCACCGTCGAACGATTCTGCGCCATGTACCGGAAAGAACACGGAACCCGCGTGAACGTCGTCCGGGCCGTCAACGCCTACGGTCCACGACAGGAACCCGCCCCACCGTACGGTCCCGCCAAAGTCCGCAAGATCACCCCGGCGTTCGTCTGCCGCGCACTTCACGGACACCCGATCGAGGTGTACGGCGACGGACAGCAAGTGTCAGACATGGTGTGGGTCGGAGACGTCGCGAACACCCTCCGCGAAGCACTCGAACACGCCGACAACGGAAACGCCTACGACCACGTCCTCGAATGTGGACCCGCTGAACACTCCACCGTGCTCTCTGTCGCCGAACTCGCCCGCGACGCCGCCGCACAACTCACCGGAAACACCGTCGACATCATCCACCTCCCGATGAGACCCGGCGAAATACCCGGAGACCGAGTGACCGCGAACCCCGAAACACTCACCCGAGTCGGCATCACCGCACCCGAAACACCACTCACCGACGGCATACAGGCCACCGTCGCCTACTTCGCCGAGCAACAAGGCATCGGGCGCTGACCGTCTGAACGCTCTGAACACTAGGGTCAGGACATGGCACGAGGACAAACACCCGCGCTCACCCCGGAACAGGCCGAGCGTTACCGTGAGGTGATCCGGCTCCGCACCGTCGGCTTGAAGTTCCATGAGATCGCTGAGCGTGTCGGCTACGCATCCCGGTCGGGTGCGAAAGAGGCGTACGATGCGGCGCTCCGTTGGTGGGGACGGGAGGCGGTGGATGATCTCCGCACGATCGAAGGTGAACGTACCGAGGAACTGTGGCGATACACGTTCGCTCGGATCATCGCGAATCCGGAGTCGACCGCGGAGTTCGTTTCGTTGGTGAACTCGGCGGTCAAGGTTTCTCAACGTCGCGCGGCGCTGTACGGGTTGGATGCTCCGCGGCAGGTGGAGATCAGCGGCGAAGATGGCGGTCCGGTCCGGACCGATGTCGGAGAGATACTGCTCGAACGGATTCGGGCGCTCGCTGTTGAGCGCGGCGTCGACTTGCCTGAACTGCCAGAGGCCTGATGTCGGGTTCGATGGCGGAGATTCTCGCCGAGTTGGATCGGCAGGTCCCCGGATTCTCTGCGGAGGTGATCGGGACGCTGTCGGAGGCGGAACGGTTCGAGGCGATGTTCGACTGGTCGGTGTGGCGCAGGCCGAAACAGGCGACACCGGACGGCGACTGGCGGGTGTGGCTGATTCTCGCAGGTCGAGGGTTCGGCAAGACCCGTACCGGAGCCGAGTTCGTCCGGGAACAGGTGAACTCGGGTCGTGTCCGTCGGGTGGCGCTCGTTGGTGCGACTGCCGCCGATGTCCGCGACACGATGATCGAAGGCGAATCAGGTCTGTTGGCGGTGTTCCCTCCCGGTCAACGTCCCCGATATGAGCCGTCGAAGCGGCGCGTCACGTTTCACAACGGCGCAACCGCGTCAGCGTTCTCGGCGGACGAACCGGACCGTCTGCGTGGACCGAACCACGATCTCGCATGGGCTGACGAGTTGGCGGCGTGGCGCTACTCGGACGCATGGGACCAACTGATGCTCGGTCTCCGTCTCGGCGACCATCCGCGCGTCGTCGTCACCACCACCCCGCGACCGACCGACCTGATTCGCAGGCTGGCCCGTTCTGAGGACGGCACCGTTCACGTCACGACCGGCTCGACGTATGAGAACTCGGCGAACCTCGCGCCGGACTTCATCGCGGAGATGCGTCGCCGCTATGAGGGAACCCGACTCGGACGACAGGAGTTGGAGGCACAGATCCTCGATGACGTCGAGGGTGCGCTGTGGGACCGGGCGGTGATCGACGAGACCCGTGTCACCGACACTCCGCCGCTCCGCCGGATCGTCGTCGCGATCGACCCGGCAGTCACCTCCGGCGAGAAGTCCGACGAGACCGGCATCGTTGTCGCTGGCGTCGGCACGAACGGCGAGGCGTACATCCTCGACGACCGGACGATGCGCGCCTCACCGAACGACTGGGCGGCGGCATCGGTCGCCGCGTACCACCGGCACAAGGCCGACATGATCGTCGCCGAGGCGAATCAGGGCGGCGATCTCGTCGAGAACGTCCTGAAAGCGGTCGACCCGCGTGTCCCGGTCCATCTGGTGCGGGCGTCCCGAGGGAAACGGACCCGCGCGGAGCCGGTGGCGGCGCTGTATGAACAGCGGCGCGCTCATCACGTCGGGTTCTTCCCGGAGTTGGAGGACCAGTTGTGTTCGTGGGTGCCGGACATCGGCTCCTCACCTGACCGTCTAGACGCCCTAGTTTGGGCGCTAACAGACCTGATCGTGGATCGCGCACGGTCGGCACCGGTCGTCGTCCCGGCGTCCTTAGAACAGGTTTCACCGTGGCGTATCTGATCGGTTCAGGTCACGTCGAGTTCACGGTGTTTCGGGAGCCGCACCGAGACGGCGGTCCCGTCGAGGTCGTCGTCGCCGGTCAGCGTCGCCCAACCGTCCCGGGTTGACACAACGTCACGCACGATCACCGGGCGGAGTGTGTCAGCGTCCCCGGTGGACAGCATGACGCGGTCCCCGGGGAGCACCATCATCGCCTCGACCCTCACGAGGCGAACTCCGCCTTCGTGGGACGCCTGAAGAATCCGAACGACCGGTCGTCCTCGGAGGGCGTGATCTCGGCGTCGAACCGGACCCGGTCGTCGACCTCCACACCGCTCAGGCCGCGGGGGACCGTTCCCCACACCGCCCAACCGGCGTCGGTCACGACCCGCATCTTCTCCCCGCACCCGTAGTCGTTCTCGAAGAACCGGACCGTCTTGACCGTTCCCTCGACCGTGACCCTGCCGACGGGAACCGACTCGGCGTTAGCGCGGCGCGCCTCCTCCTCCTCGCGACGCTTCGCGGCGTCCGCCATCTTGCCGCGCCAGTCGTCGAACCCGGCGGGCGCGTAAGCGGCGATGCCGAGCGCACCGTCCTTGATGTTCTCGGAGCGGGCGATGATCGCGAGGTTGCTTCCGAACGATCCCTCCTGAACCAGCATCCACTCGCGGAGTTCCTCGCGGGTGATGCGCGGCTCGGCGGAGTTCGCGAGCGCGGTGCGGTACTCGGCGAACTTGTCGTCGTGCCAGAACCAGCCCCTCAGCATCGCGGTCACGATCTGCTTCGTGGGGATCGCGTGCTCGGCGTCACGCTTCGCGTAACCGAACGCGGTGTAGGCGCGGATCGCGGCGTCGAGGACGATGCCCGTGTCGAACTCGCTCGGGTAACAGCCGCCGGTCGAGAACTCCTCCTCCTCGTCGTAGGCGACCGCCTCGTGAAGGTTGACAGCGGAGAACAGGTTCACGCCGAGGAACTCGTGAGCGCATGACCCGCCGACCTGCTTGACCTCGCCCGCGGCGGACCGGATGAAGTAGGCGCGCTTCCGGGCGGCGCGACGTCCGCAATGATCGCACCGCTTCAGGTCGACGTCGCCGATCTCGAACTCCTCGTCGAGGAGGAAGATCAGCGGCTCGTCGGTGGCGCGGGCGTCGGCGACGGCGACGAGCGCCCAGTCACCCTCGAACGCGAAGTGTCCGGTGAACGTGATCGTCGCGTCGACGTAGTAGACGGTGAACTTGCCGCGC